GACACAGGGGACGTGGCTTTGCTTATGGACGGGAAGAAGGCGGATATGGTGTTTACCGATCCGCCGTATGGGAATGGTTCAAGCGGTAAATACGGGAGAGGTCGACTAGGAGTTAGAACTATACTAGGCGATACAGATTTCGAAGTTGTAAAAGATTTTTTCAATTTAAGAGTATGCGATGTTTATGTTTTCTTTTTGCAATGGAGGACGTTCAAAGAAGCGATTCAAACGCTCGAAAGTAATAATTTGCAACTAAGAACGATCGCGGTATGGGATAAAAAAAATGCGGGGTTAAATGGCGCGGGAGGCATGAGCGAACAGTGGGAAGCTATCTTAGTTGCTGGAAATGTTGAATATTCAAGATTCGGTGGAAATGTTTTCAGTGTTAGCAGAGAACATAAAAAAAGAATCGATAGTCCTCACCCTCATCAAAAACCAGTAGAGTTATTAAATAATATTTTTGAATATTTCCAAAAGTATAACTTATTGTTTGACCCTTTCCTCGGCTCCGGTTCCACCCTCATCGCCTGTGAGAACACGAAGCGTGTCTGCTACGGTATGGAGATAGACCCCAAGTATTGCGATGTTATAATCAAGCGATGGGAAGAGAAAACAGGTAAAAAGGCAGTAAAAACGCAAGTCTAAACTTATGGCATTTGAAAAAGGACACAAGAAGTCCATAGGCAACAAAGGAGGTCGTCGCCCGTCAGCGTATGAGGAGGTACAAAACGCTGTGTGGCATTCGGAAAAGTGGGAGATTGATTCAGACGTTCCTGCTCTTCAAGCGAAACTCAAAACGGGCAAGTATAGCGTTCGTGATGTGTTCCTTGCGAAGGCACTTCAGGGGAACGAGCGTGTTCTGTCCATCTTCGCGAATAAGCTCTTGCCTGACCTTGTGGACCATACGACGAACGGAAAAGATTTACCCACCCCGATCCTTCCAATAGGCTATGTACATTCAAACAACGGCGACAAACAAGATCGCGCAGATGCAAGCGCGGATACGGGCGGTACAGGGGGGGACGTCGTCGAGCAAAACAGTGTCGACGCTCTTATACCTGATAGCGAAAGCGCAGGCGGATAAGGAACCGACGCTCACAAGCGTGGTCTCTGAATCGCTGCCGCACCTGAAGAAAGGGGCGATGCGTGATTTTCTTTTGATATTGCAGACGCATAAGTACTTCAAAGATGATCGGTGGAACAGAAGCGACTTTCGCTATACGTTCGAGACGGGGAGTGTGATTGAGTTTTTCTCGGCGGATCAACCGTCGAAGGTACGCGGTCCTCGTCGTGATAGGCTATTCATCAACGAGGCAAACAACATTGACTTCGAGAGCTTCGACCAGCTTGAGGTGCGTACAAAAGAGTTCGTGATCATGGACTGGAACCCTGTTGCGGAGTTCTTCTTCAACACGGATATTCTAGGAAAGCGCACGGACGTGGAGCATATAATTCTGACCTATAAGGACAATGAAGCTCTGCCAAGCTCTATTCGGGACTCTATCGAGCAACGCCGTGGCAACGAGCGGTGGTGGCGCGTATACGGGCTAGGATTGCTCGGTGAGTCGGAGGGGAGAATCTTCACGGGATGGAATATTATCGACAGCGTACCGCCTGAAGCTCGCCTTGAACGTCGCGGGCTTGATTTTGGGTATACCAACGACCCTTCCGCCCTCGTCGCGGTGTATAAATACAACGGTGGCTATATCGTGGATGAGGAGCTGTATCTCAAGGGGATGAGCAACAAAGCGCTCGCGGATCGCATCCTCCTCGCCGATAAGCCGAACACCCTCGTCGTAGCGGATTCAAGCGAACCGAAGAGTATAGATGAGATTAGGCTGTACGGGGTGAACATTATCGGCGCGGATAAAAAAGCGGGGAGTATATCGCAGGGGATACAGTTCATTCAAGACCAAAACATCTCCATCACGAAGCGGAGCATCAACGGGATAAAGGAGTATCGCTCGTATTCGTGGATGAAAGACCGCGAAGGCAAGCAACTGAACGTCCCTGAGGGTGGATTCGAACATTTCTTGGACAGTTTCCGCTATGCAATGAGTACGATTTCACCCGTAGAGACGAAAGTTGCAACGGATTATATTCACGAAGAACCCGAAACCCTCTATAATGAGATAGGGATATAACCCTTTTGCTATTTTATGATGAAAAAAATCGGACAAATCTACGCGAAGGTGAAGAAAGCGGTCATGCCGAAGCCAAAGCCAGCGCCAAAAAAGAAGAAATAAGCTATGAAGCCGGATATTCTCGACAAAATCCGCGCTCAAGCCCTCAATGAGATACAAGTTTCTCGCTTGCACAAGCAGGGGAAGACCACCTCATGGCGCTTGAACGAGGAAATGTACTACGGAGGGCAAAAGCGGACGGTGGAAAGCCGAGCGAATGTTCGTCTGTCGCGTATGCAGGAGTTTACGCATACGCTTCTCTCGAAGATCGACAACCCGCTCGTGTTTAAGTTTATCAAGCGGAAGAATTCGCAGTGGAAGCGTGTGAATCGTTTAAACGCTTTACGAACTATCGACCAAAGCACGAACGATTGGGACATTAAGGACATCGCGGGGAAGAAGCAGGGCATCCTCTACGGACGTGTGGTGTACCTCTACTACGCGGAGGCTATAGATGGGCGCTACGAAGCGCATCTCGAGAACGTGGACGTATACGACTTCCTCATTGACCCTCTTTGTGGGGGTATCGACATTGAGCAAGCTCGCTACCTTGGCGCGTATAACCTTACACTCGACAAGAAGGCGATTGAGCGTGGCGTAAAGGAGGGTATCTATCTCAAGAAAGAGGCGAAGGAGCTTCTTTCAGGGTCGGGCAACATCGACGATAAGACGCAGGAGGAGAACAACAAACAATACCGCGAACGTGATACGAGCGTTACCACGCAGGCAAGCGCGACGTATACGGACGTATGGAAGTTCTGGCGGTGGTTTACGACGTACGAGGGCGAACGGTACTACCTCGTCATGACGAACAGCGGGTGTATCCTACGGTGTGATAAGCTCGTGGACGTGCTACCGGCAGACGCGGAACATCCAGCCGGTATGTGGCCGTTCTGGTCATGGGCGTGTTTCCCAGACCTCACGGAGTTCTGGACGCCGTCCTACGCGGACTATGTGCGTGAGATCTTCATGGCGCAGGACGTGAGTGTGAATCAGCTCCTCGACAACGCAGAAGCGATTAACAAGCCTCAGAAGGTGGTGAACATCAACGTTATCGAAAACCTACAAGACCTCAAGTACCGAAGAGACGGTATCATCAAGGTCAAAGGCGACGTGGACGCAAACCGCGCGATGCAAATCGTGCAGACGCCAAGCATCCAGACCCCTGTCGCGGTGTTTAACCTCCTCGAAGGCATCCATGAAAAGGTTACGGGGGTGTCGGCGCAGGCAAAAGGCGTGGAAGATGTGGACGGAAAAGTGGGTATCTACGAGGGCAACCAAGCAGCTGCCGCAGACCGCTTCGGCCTCCTCAACAAGTCCTATGCCTTCGGGTATAAACGCTTCGCTAAGCTCTACGAGCTAGGTGTACGCCACAACCTCGTACGCAAGATGGCGATCGAAGTCATGGGCGCTAACGGTGTGGAGATGGAAGAGGTGTCGCGCAAGGATATCTTCAAGAAGGGCGATAGCTTTGGGGTGATTGTGGAAGCGTCCAACGCGGAAGTGATGCAGTCCACGCAAGAACGCCGCGCGAAGCTCACGTTCCTCTCCTCGAAGGTGCAGGACCCAACCTTCAACAAGAAGGTGCTCAACGAGATGCAGGCGGAGATTGTGGGCTTTACGCAAGACCAGATTGACCGCCTCATGGACACGTCCGTGTACGGCAACGCTGACCTTCTCGCGGAGGCAGATGCAGACATCGAAGCGCTCTTGCTGGGGGAGAACGTCCAACCAAATCGCCGAGCAACGAACGCCTACAAACAGCGCATCGTGGACTTCCTCAACTCGCACGACCGCAACCTTACGCAAAAGGAGTTCATGCTAGTCGCTAGCTACGTAGACGCGCTTGAGCCTGTTATCATGCGAAATGAAGCCCGCGCGCTCCAAGAGGACCAGAACCGCCGGATGCGTAGTGGCGCAGGCATGAAGCCGAAAGAGGTAGAGGAAGCAGTACCAGAGGAAGCGCCGATGATGGAAGAACCTAACCAACAAGAACAAATGCTATGATTACCTACACAAAACATGAAGAAGAAGGAAAGGTTGTTATCACGAAAACAGGGCATTCGCACTCCTTCACGCTTGATGAGGTTCGCGACCACATCGCCAAGCTCGACAAGCTCGAAACTGAGCTGAAAGCGCAGAAGGCACTTGAAGAGGCGAAGATGACGAACGTCGAGAGCAACCACGAAATCGTGAAGACCTTGACGGATGAACAATTCGCCGCTTGTGGCATCTACGCCCGTGCAAAAGAAATCCACATCGCTTGCGTACAGAAGCTCGAACAGGTAGACGAAGCTCGTAAGGAATACGCGGAAGAATTAAAAGCGATCGAAGAACAAACGGGCGAAAAGCTATGACGGAACAAGAGGTTCTCAAAGAACAACTTGGGAAGTACAAAGACCTCGCTATTCTCGCGGAAAGCGAAGGTGGGAAGGTGCTTCTCTCCGCCTTGCGTAAACAGATTGCGCAGGACGTGGATACGCTCATCACGCTTATCAAAGCGCCTGACGTAGAGATCCGCGCAGGCATTGCGAAGCTCTCGGCGAACTTGTCCGTGTATCGCACACTGACGAACGCGAAACAAAATGCTACAATAACAGAGGAAGACCTCAACGATCTTCTTTCTCGTGTTTGAACAACGCCCACACTCCCTGACTTGTCGGGGAGTGAATGCGATGCTCAACATCGTTTTGCTCCTAGGTCGAGCTATTAAAACCTCGTCTGCCCTGACGTAAACGGGTTATGTCTATGTCCGAAGCGACAAACATTGCTCCTGAGCAGGAGTCGAAAGAAGCTCAAGAACAAGGAGTGGAAACGATTGGTGATGCGCTGAAAACAGAACCGCCTAAGCAAGAAAGTGTGCCTCTTTCTGTTTTGATCGAGCAGAAAAAAGCCAACAAAGAGCTTACAAAGCAGTTGAACGAACTCAAGAGGAGCATCCAAGAAGGTGCGACGAAGAGCGAAACAACTGAGACGGTATCCGCGTTGATCGAAGAGTACCCAGACCTTGACCCAACCTTTCTCAAAAAGCTCTCCAATTCCATCGCTAGCGAAGTGAAGAAGGAAGCTGAAGCAAAACTCGCCGAAAAACTGAAACCGATTGCTGAACGGGAAGAATCCGCTCGCATTGATAAGGTTTTCGCCGAGAACTACGAGAAAGTATTGGCTGACAATCCTGAATATACGGGTGTAGCAAACCGCGAAGTTATCAAACAGCTCTCGCTTTTGCCACAAAACGCTAACAAAACTTTTTCTCAACTTATCGAGGAGACGTACGGACATGTGGTCGCCTCAGGTACAGCGAAAAAGCCCATGGATAAAGCCTCAGTCGGATCTGGCAGGCAGGAAGAGCTTAAAATCGACCATCGCCGTGTTAACGATCCAGAATACTTCAAAGAAGTCAAAGCTAATCCAGAGCTTTTGAAGCAATACCGCGAAGGTATCACGTCCCGAGTCGCCCGATACCTCTAAGGTATGGCACTTACAGACTTCAAACCCCAATTTGACGAAGCATATCAAGAAATCTTTCAGAAAGTCCTTGTTTCTAAAGAAGTTGCTAACATGCGCTTCAAGAGCAAGCTGTCTTACGGTGAATCGGTAGAACGTGTCGCGTATGACATCTCGGCTATCCGTGTTCGTACGGTCTCTCGTGGTAGCGCAAGCACCATCGACTCCCTCACGGACTCCTCCGAGCTCTTGGAAGTCAACCTTGAGAAGGAAGCAGTGTTCCACGTCTCCGATGGAGAAGTGAAGCAAGCTGGTCCTCTCAACCCTGGCGAAGTGATCGGTGGAAAGATCGCTCACCTTGTCGCGCAAGATCTCGACGCTCGCTTCTTCGCTGAAGTACGCAACGCAGAAAAGGCCTTCGACACGGGAGACTTGACCACCCTCGCTTCCAGTGGTGTCCCATTCGCAGAATCCACAACGAATGTGCCTATCATGGTCGCTCGTATGCCTGCGAAGCTCCGTCGCAACAACCAGACGCTTGTTAACCTCTGTTTTGTCACGGACTCCTACGGCGCGTCTTCCTTGGTGCAATACTTGCTTGGCAAGGACATTGACCTTGCTGGCTCGGTCTTCAAGAACGGCTACGCAGGAACGGTTGCAGGCGCTGAACTCTACGTTTCGGAGAACCTCACGGCTTCCGCAGTGCTTGGTCTCGCTACCCAACCTACGGACGGTGATACGGTTGTTATCAACGGTATTACGTTCACCTTCAAGACGACGCTTGGTGCAACGGCTGGAAATGTACTTATCGGCGCAGACGCAGATGCAGCACGCTTGAACCTCACGACCCTTATCAACGCTCCTGGCACGACCACGGCGCAAGGCGTGGCTCTTTCCGCAGCGAACCAAGTGTTGCTCACGGATACCTACCGCATCACGGCTACCAACGACGCAACGGCAAATACCATGACGATCGTCGGTGTTGGCGCAGGCGCTATGACGCTTTCCGAGACATTTACGGACGTAACGGACGCTTGGAGCAAGAACTGTATCCACGGATACTTCGGCAAGAAAGGCGCAATCGATATGGTTGTGCAAGACATGCAGGAGGTGGATATGCGCCCAACGGCAGACCGCCGTGGAACGAACGTGTTCTCTTCTTACCTCGCTGGTATCAAGACCTTCACGGACGGTTCCAAACAATTCCTTAACGTGCTCTTGGCTCGTTAATCTTAAGAAAGACCCCCATCCCTTCTTGGGGTGGGGGTTGCTCTGCTTACGCTTATACCACGAACAGACTCCGCTCTCGCTGGTATTCTCATTCAAGAAACAGACTCTTCGGGACTTATCACCCTTGGTACTTCCTCTGGGCTTCCTTCCTCCACGGCTACGACCGCGTAGTGTTTCTCCCTAGCCCTCTTACAGGGGCTAGGATGGGAACATTACCCCCTATCCCTCTATGACCTGCGCTGAAATTATCTCCAAGTTTGAGACGTACGTTGATGACACAACGGAACTCTCTACCGCCGAAGAGCTTGCCCTGCTCAACAAAATCTACCAACGGGTATGCGACGATCGCCCGTGGGAGTTTCTGAAGAAAGAAGCAAGCGGGACTATGGCGACCACGACCACGATTACCGTGCCGTCGGATTTTGGGTACTTCGTGGAAAACCTCAACTATACGGACAACGCGCAAAATACGCAGTACAACTTCCGTCCTGTCGGCATTCTCATCAACGGAACCAAGTGGTTGCAGGTGATTAACTGGTCTGACCGTCGGCAATACGTCAACAGAGACGGTTATGCCTACTACGACGCACGCCAAAGCACGCTTACAACGACGTATGCACAGCCAAGTAGTGCGACGTACTCCTTTGACTATAAAGCGGTTCCTGCAACGCTTATCATCAGCGACACACCCGTGTTTCCCGCAAGATTCCACGATATTCTTGTTCACGGTATGGCGGTGGATGACATGATCATCCAGCTTTTCAATAAGTCCAGAGCGTATACGCAGGAACATCAGAGCATGTATCAGGGGTATCTCTCGCAGATGGCGCTTTGGAACGCGAACCTGAATAACGCATAGTATGGATCACGTCATTCCGACGTTCCTTACGGGGACGCATAACCTCATCGAGCCTGAAAACATACCAAAAGACGCGGCGCAGGACGCGCAGAACTTCCTCACGCAAGACGGAAAAGTAGTTTTAGCGGGGGGTCGTGAGTATCTAGGCGCCGCAGGGGCAGTAGGGGGTACAACAGGCTTCCATAAGGGGTATAAAGTCAACGGCGATACGGTGTACTACGTTAAACGAGGGACGGCGATCATGTATTGGGATGGAAGCGCATGGCAAAACAGCATCACGGGGCTTACGGCAACGGACGACTACACGTTTGCGAACTATTCGTCCCTCGCAGGGGCGTTCACCTACGTCAACGGACCGGGCGGATTCTGGAAGATCGTCAACGCCAACCCCGGCTCTCCTGTGGACGTGTTTAATTCAGCGAAAAACTTCAAGGGGTATATCATTATTGACCGTGGGCGGTGTCTCCTGTGGAACCGCGACCGTGACAAGACAGGTCTTTATGGTTCGCGCATTGACCCGCAAGATTCCACGGTCTACACCACCGTCTCAAACGAGGCGATAGGTGCTCTAGGGAGCACGACTTACACGGGGACACTTGCATTTAAGGCGGGGGGTGCCGCGCGTACCTGTTTTGGCGTTGCCTTTGATGCAACGGTTGCCGCCGGTACGGAAACGTTCGTGGATGGATTTAATGGCACGCTAACTAGCAACTTCGGGGGTACAGGTACCATCAATTACGCCACAGGCGCGTATAGCGTCACGTTTTCAGACGTTACGACGGGCAATGTACAGTCGGATTACCAATGGGAAGACTCGACAGCCCTCGGCGTCGCGGATTTTACGAAGTCGGCAACACGCCTTGCAGGGGAAGGGTTCGTATTTCCGCAAGATGAAGGTGGTGACGCGATTCTCAAGGTAGAAATCGGTCTTGACGGCGTGTACTACTCCATGAAGCAGAACAGCGTGTATTCGCTCTCAATTGACGTAGACGATAACGGAGCTGATAACAAGGTATACCGCAAGGACATTGGTATCGCGTATTTTCGCGGGTCTGTGTCCACGAACAGGGGTATTCTATTCATGAACACGTATAACCCAACCAAGCCCGCGATGACGCTTCTTGAGCAGAATCAGGTGTCGCTCACACTTCTACCAAAAGAACTGTTCAAGCACTTCCGTTTCTCGGACTTTGTCTATGACCATGCTTCTTTTGGGAGTTACGACCGATGGATGATTGTGTTCTGCCGTACGCCAGATAGCCTCATCAACAATCGGATGCTTATGTGCGACATCGACAAGAATACGGTGGACATTGTCGCATATACGGGCAACATGTCGATTCAAGATGATGATAAGCTGTACGTCGCTGATAGCGCGTCGTACAGCGTGTACAGCGTCTTCAGCGGGTTTGATGATTTAGGAAGCAACATTGACGCTTACTGGCTCTCTAAAACAGACAAGCAGGGCACGGAAGAGCTGAAAAAAGGGCGTAAGATGCGTTTCAAGGGAAGGATAGATCCAGACCAAGCGGTGCAGGTCTACATCAACACGGATGAGCAGGGAGAAACGCTTGTCGGCACGATTGTGGGTACAGGAAGCTATGTTTCAAGCGCGGAGTCGCAGGCGATCGGTGGCCCTGAAGTAGGCGTGGGGGAGATAGGCGGCGAGACAGCGGATGAAACGGGCAAATACTTCATGGAGTTGCGAATGAGAACGGGGAAGTATCGCACTCTCTCGTTCAAACTTGTCCCTACGGGCATTGGATACTTCGATTGCGAGATGGTGCAGATACCCGACATTCTCACCTTTGAAGATAGAATCCCTTCCGTGTTTCGCTCGAAACAAAATGTGTCACTTGACGGCTTACAGACTGACCAATAACTGATATACTAGACCTAACGTATGGCAACTGAACTTGCAAAAATCGTCGCTGACTTCCGTACAACGCTCGCTACGGAAATTGCGGTAGGCGGAACAAGCGGAACGCTCCAGTCCGTAACAGACTCAGATGGGAATACTATCCCAAACGGGACGTATTTTCTTACGCTCGACGGCGACGGCACGCAAAAGGAGTATGTAAAGTGTACGGTTACAGGCACCGCGCTTACGAGCATCCGCACCATCAACCGCCAAGGCACACAAGCCTCTGGCACAGTACGCAAACACCGCATTGGTGCAAAGGTGCAAATCACCAACTTCGCGCATATCAAGTACATGCTCGACTTGCTTGATGGCACAACCGACTTCGATGCTAGCACACCTCTTAAATACGATGGTGTCGCAACCCTTACCCCTGGCAGTAACGAGTTTTGTACCGTTGCATACGCGGATGCGCTCACCTCCGCAGGCGCGCCAAATGGTAGCACCACGCAGAAGGGTATTTTTGAGCTTGCAACGGTCGCGGAACAAGGAACAGCAACAGCGAATGGAGCAACAGGCGCCGCTCTTGTCCCAGCAAACGCCAACCTCGTCAAAACATCTGCAGGCAGTGCAGATGAAAATAAAATCCCCATGCTTAACAGCAACGGTCTCATTGACCCGTCCATGACAGGGGGGGCAACGGATAGCTATTCAGGCGTTGTAGAGCTAGCGACGGGGGCGGAAATGGCAGCAGGTACGACAACAGGCGGTACAGGCGGGCCGCTCGTACCACCAAATAGCCAGTTTACGGCTACGTCCTCGGGGAGCGCAGACGCAAACAAAGTCGCCGTTCTTGGCTCTGCTGGTACGGTTGCAACGGGGTTTTTCGCCTTAACCGGAACCTCTGGCGAAGCAATCACCGCTGGTGATGGTTTGTATGTAAAAGCATCGGATAGCAAGCTCTACAAAACAGACGCAGACGCAGACGAGAGCACGTTCTCCTTCGTGGGTATCGCCATGGATACGGTCGGCGCGGCTGACCTCACGCTTCGCTACGCTCCTCCAGGACACGTCGTAAGCGGTCTCGCAGGTCTTACGGCTGGTTCGCCGTACTACATCACAGGAACAGCAGGAACGCTTGGCACGACTCCAGGCTCACGATTTGCTCGTGTTGCTCGTGCACTGAGTACGACATCGCTTCAAGTTGAACAGCCGAAGTACGTGCGTAAAGGAGTTATTCAGCTTGACAGCGGGGTAGCTCCGAACGATGTCACAACGGTAGCTTTAGGGTTCTACCCAGCATCGTTGCAATTCTCAGTAGTAAACTCGAATGCACTCATTGGAAATGAAAGCGGTGCGGCTATATCTTTGGGTGGGTTTGGCTCTGAAAATGGGTGCGTCTCGACAACGGGGGGTATTGTAGCTGACCCTTACGCATATATTTATGTGAACTCAGCGCCAAACCGATGGCGTGGGGCGGTAGCAAAAAGTGCTAACGGATTTACAGTCACGCACCAGAGGCCAGCTGGCTCCTCTAGTCTGCCAAACTACCTGTACCTCTTCTATAAAGCCGAATCCCTCTAACCTATGCCCACCGTCTACTGGACTGCTACCAGCTAAACTCTCATCTATGGCAACTCTCGCATCTTCTCTTCTTGCTCCTCTGAACCCCGTACTGGGTGGCGTTATAGAGGCTACAAACTCTTTTGTCCGAGGCAGTTTAAAGACGCCCGCACAGAAGGTCTCTACTCCTAAACAGGTATCTCTGGGGCCGTATCCATCCTCGGCTTCCCTTGAGCCAATCTCCGCGCTTTCTGTCCCAGCCACAGCGCAGATCACCGCACTTCGCGGAACACCAGCTCCTGCGCCTGCACAGGCAAAAGCCCCTGTTCCAGCCCCTGTTCCAGCCCCTCAGCCTACCTACGACTTCTCGCAAGACGCGCTTACACCACAAGCAAACGTATCGGGAAGTGTGGACGCTATGCTTGGTCAGGTTCAGCCAGCGCAGAAACCTTTCGTCAACACCTACTGGGACCCAGGTCTTGGAAAGTACGTTGAAGGCAACATGGAGACAGACCGTCCATGGGAGAAGTACGGGCTAGGAAGCGCGAACGCTCTCTATAATACCGACCCAAACACGCTACGCGCTCTTCAGCAACGGAACACGATAGGCGGGCAGTACGGCGAGTATATCCAAAGCCAAATCAAGCCTATCGACGAAGAGGCTATCCGCCGTCAGACGATGGACCGTTTTCAAGCGGAGATTGACGCGATGAACCGCTACTATGCGGAAAAGACCGCAGGTGAGCTTGCACGCGAGCAGGAAGCAGGGCGTGGGCGTGTGGGTACACGAACCGCTATCTCCGCTCGTCGAGGGATGCTTGGCGGTGATTTTGGTGATTCTGCTCGTGAGACGGTTGTGCGCTATAACCAAGACGTGGAAAACCGTATCGTGAACCTGAACGAGAAAGAACGTATCTTCCAAGAGCTTCTGATGCGTGGCGCAGCGACGGAAGCAGCGGAAAAAGCTATTGACAAGGCGAAGAAAGAGCTAGAGAGCGCTTACGATAAGAGCCAGAAGTGGCAAGAGAAGATTAAGGGCGAGATTCAGGAACGTGTCACGAACCGTCTTAGTGCTCTTGCGCTTGATGGTGAGGAAATGTCCGACGACGACTACGCTCGTATCGCTACAGA